CATTGCTCCAGAGAATCCACTTGCCAAAGAAGTGTCGATCATCTGCTGGATATCTACCGGGTCCATTGCTCCAGAGAATCCACTTGCCAAAGAAGTGTCGATCATCTGCTGGATATCGGCAGGGTCCATTACTCCAGATAATCCACCACTCAGTGCATTATCGATCATCTGCTGGATATCGGCAGGGTCCATTATCATCGACAGCAGATTGTCGTAATTTGCGTTACTTACCAAAGACGTAGGATCTACGTTGGTGGTGGGATAGGTTACCGATGGCACCAAAGACGTAGGATCTACGTTGGTGGTGGGATAGGTTGCCGATGGCACTAAAGACGTAGGATCTACGTTGGTGGTGGGATAGGTTGCCGATGGCACTAAAGACGTAGGATCTACGTTGGTCGTATTTTTAGTAGTCATTGTCATCGCCTCACTTTTATAGGTGCTGCAAATGTTTTCTCTGCGACCTGTGCTTGCTTATCATCCGCGAGGACTCCCAGATCCAGCGCATTGATGATACCGTCCGCGTTAAGGTCCGCTTCCGGCAAAAAGTTCGGGTCCGCTGACGTTGTGTTCCATGCACTCCATATTAGATCCGCCATAGACGCCACCTTACCCAAAGGTTCGCCAACTGGCTCTTCTGCACCAACAACAGGTTTAACGCGAAAGGTTTCCGGCCCGCCTCTCTCTTCTTGGAACTTCTGCGATACAGTCTGTGGCTCTTCTAACTCACGCAGGGTGCCGGTGGGTGGGTCTGGTAAGCGATTCCCCTCTCTTGCCTCAATTGCCCGTTGCTCCAACGCTTCCATATCCATTGTTCCATCGAGCATCTGCTCCAGCATATGTAGCGGTATTTCTGATTGAGTGCCTCCGGTGCCAAACCATCCGTAATCTATGTCACCCATAACAGCATTGCGGAGGTAGAACTTTCCGTCCCGCTCAATGATCTCAAAGTTTAATTCCCCCGGACCCTCTGAGTATTTCATCAAGTTATTAAGTTGTGCGTCCGTCAGTTCGATAATAGGCCGAGTAGTTCCATGCGTTTCGTTGGTAAACTCACCCGCTTCAATTTCCGCGTCTTCCTTTGCTTCGTTTCGCTCTTCGCGCCACCTGGGTTCTTCTTTTATTCCAGGCAATAGGCGCGTGATAGGTTGCGTCCCTCGCGCCTGTAGTGCTGCCAAGACATCCTCAGTCGGTAGCTCAAGTGTTCCTCCTTCGGGAACCACTGGTCCGAGCACCTCGCCACTGGCGCCGATCCGCATCGGCCTTCCGCCAATGCCCCCGTCACCCGGCGGGATTAGGTCTGTGGTGCTAATTTCGTAGGTGGGCACTTGAGTGGGATCGTACTTAAATCCCCTGCCCCTCATATCCAATGCTTCTCCCTTTTCGCCTCGCAGTTTGTCTGCGCCACTGATTCTGCGTATATGCTCCTCTATGTCCGCGAGTGCTTCCGGGGTGTTTTTGATCCAACTCAGCACTTCGGACGCAGGGTCTACACCCTCTTCTAACCCCAATGCCTCTTCCAGCGTCCCCGGCCCACTATCCAATATTTGCGTGTATTCTCCGGGCGTCATCGCACTGCTTAAGATTCGTGCGTATTCTGCTGGCAGCATTGACGCAATCGCACCAACGTCTACGGGTGGCACGATCTCCGTAATCGGCGTAGCATCCGCAGGGTCCAGTACGGTATCTTCTATTTCAATTTTAGGTTCAGTTTTAGGTTCAGGTTCAATAGGCTTTTCTGCTCCCGGCGCATAGGGTGCCCACGCTGGACGATCCATCGCAACTTGCCCACCCGTCTTGGGCATGAACTCGAAGATACCGGGAGCATGGAGCAGATCGGGTGCGCGACCAAGAGAATCGTCCACATAGCCAAATACGCGATCTAACGCACCACCCATATATTCTTCTTCGTTGGCGATGCGACTCGCATACAAGCCTTTCATCATTTCGGCAAGGTCGGCTTGAGTGCCGAATAGCCGCCTCTGCTCTGGACTAAACTCCGATCCGCCATTGCCGCGACTTGCGAAGAGACTGCCTAAAAATGCTGCTGCTGGTAAGGCCCATCCTGCCATGATTACTTCTCCCGTGGTCCGTCTGATCCGAGCTCCGATGCGATCTGAATGCCGTTGAGCCGAAACCACTCATTCGCACCGGTAGTGAGTATCTGCATTCGTACGTAGTTGCCCCGTGCTGCCGCCTGTGGTCGTATCCGCACACCTGTCGTTGCGGCACCACCCCAATAGGCCGTCCCGTAGGTGCCCTTACCCCAACCCTCTTGTCCGGGGTTGGCAATCGACTGATTAGTGCCTAGCGAGACTTGGTTCATGCCCACGCGTCCTAAGACGGGCCGCACAGTGATTTGATACGACCCTTTAGCTAACGCACTCACATACACCCACCCGTATTGCTTGACCCAGTTGGGGCGTCCCTGTGTGTAAGCACGGGTGTAGATATACTTGCGGTATCCCGCATTTTCGCGGTTATCGCCATAGTGCAACTGGAATACCTGACCCGCGTTATTGCCCACGACCTGTATGTACTCGCCCGACGATTTGAGCATCGTCCCTGCGGTCATGTTCAGCAGGTCCGCACGAGTCCACCGCACCGGCTTGCGGCGTCTTGCCGTGTTGGCGATATAGCACCATGCGGGGACCGTCTTGCCCGTAGACGGAGACCATGAGTAGTACTCTTTGCGCTCGTTGTTATATACGGCAAAGCTATTGTCGGCGTACACCATATTGCGCTTACGGATCAGTTCGGAGATCGGTTGCGATGCATCGCGGGTGATAAAGCTACCAGCCCGCTCTGTGGGTATCAGTGCTTCGACGCCCGAATCGGACATAAACATGATGTACCCGCCACCCTCTGGTCCCGCCTCTTGGATCGAGAAGTGAGAGAGAGTGCCGATATTGGGACTAACGATCTCAATGGAGACCTCGTTGATCGTTGCCGCCATTGCCATGCGAAAAACCTTGGTACGCTTGAAAATGAACAGGTTGCCCGCAAAAGCATAGAGTCCGGTAATGTCTCCACCATACCCTCTGTATATCTGTATGTTGCCAGATCCCGTGCCGGCCCAATCCTCGCAATCGCTGGTCACCGAGTAGTAGAGCGTGTCTCCCTTCGCCAGAAACAGCTTGCCCATGAACGCAGTAGGAAACTGGCTTGCAGACGGTGGACTGCCACCCAAGGCACTCAGTGCGGTCCCGTTGTACTTTTTGACCGCGTCTTGTCCGTTAGCAAGGACAAGGATATCGGCATTGGTCGTATCCCCGTAAAACATCGATCCCGAAACGCGAGTCGTTGCGGTGGTGTTGAGGCCGGTCCCATCCGTCACCTGGGCGAAATCGCCTGTAGTGCGCTTGTAGACCTTGCCATCGTCTCCCGTAGCGACTAACTGCGTCCCTTCCGCATAGTCGAAGAGACCAGTGATAATGGGTGTCCCACCGATGGTCGCACCTAACTGCTGGTATCCCCCCATAGCCTCCGGGTTATCTGCGGGACCATCATAGACGATGTTCATCGCGTCCCACATACCACCATCGGGGAAATCGGGGTTATCCACCGCGTAGGTGCGGTCGATACCCTCACCAAACCTTTGGTATCCCTCTTCGCGCCAACCAGCCATTACCTAGCCGCCGGTTTGGTATCGAAGTAAATCTGCGATTCGGCCCGCACGTTGATACCGTAGGACCGACGATACGTAGCTACCGACATACTGTTCGGCGTTATCGTTGTCGGTCCTCGAATAAGGTTGATGATTGCCAGTTGGTATTGTTGCATCCAGTACTGCTGTTCGACGTAGTTACGGTCCCACTTAGCCGCTCTGGCGCATACGCGGTACTCCACCGCATCGTATGCCAGGTCCGGCGCATCCCCACCAAACAGGTTCGTACCGAACGTGGTATTTTCGGTGTATTTGGTGGTATACCAGAGATCGAGGACGTATTGATCCTTGGGATAGGGCCATAGCTTGTAGACGGGTTGGTCGCTACTGTCGGCAATGATACGAGCCAAGACCATCGGCTTGCCGGAAGTGTTGCGATGCAGATCACCCCCCGATGCCGATAGCAGTTCCGGCATATCGACTACGCCGACTTCGTTGTTCGGGCCGGTGCCTTTGTTCTGCCCAAACCATGTTTGACCGTCCGAGAAAGTCACATACTGGATTGAGTCCAGATCGGACGTACTCAGTCCATACTCGTCCTTGAGTATGACATACTCCGCAGACGTAGTCGTAGTGCCTACATATGCGGTCTCTATGGTGAGGGAGTGGACCCCACTGACGCTGGAGTCTACTGCCGTGACTTTGTAGGAAACCTTATCGGACCCGACCCGGAGGTACATACCCGCCGCGACACTACCAAAATTCGTCGCATTATCCCCATCGTCGTCTTTGGACGTAATCGTCGTAGACCCGTTAGTGGCCGCGACTGTGCCGGTGGTGATATCGTCGGTGGTGGTAAGCGTAGTTCGAGACAATCCCCAATTGAATCGCTTGCGTGAGAGGATGTCTCGTTTGGCGTTATTCGCCTCTTCGATCAGTGCTTGCTCAAGGATATTTGTTGATGTGAATTCGGTGATCTCTGGCTCTTTGATATCCTTGAGTGCCGCATTAATGACCGCACCAAGTGTCTTAGCCATTGATCAATAAGCCTTCCACTCAACATAGATAAAGATTGTATCCGCCGATGCCGCCGATGTGGTAGTCAATATCAGATCAGCATCGATGCTAGTTCCTGTTGATTGCAGGACTCCGCCACCTGGGGTATCGGAAAAGTCAAAGTCAATGCGTCCCGTTGCGGCTAAAGGATGCATGGCAATGGGCACATCGGAACTATCATTTTCCAGTTCCAGCTTGGCACTGATACCCTCTGATGCGACGATGTATCCTTTGACGATTTTTAGGGCACTCGTATAGGACGTTAAGCCACTTAAATCCACTACAACAGATTCCGATCCATCGTCAAAATCGCCAGTGCCCGCCCATTCGCCTAACCAAATGGTGTACCCGTTATGGCCGGACTGCTCGCTTTTAGTTACTGGTGTTGGTGCCGCCATACTGATGTCCTCTCTGTTCGATTACTGGTAATACGTGGCGGAGGTGCGGCACCCCGAAAGGCACCGCACCATCGATGTGATCGTCTAGCTAGAGCCAGACGAACCGTAGATACCCCGTACATCACCCCAACCGGAAGACTGAGCAAACTGACCAGATATCTTGTAGTCTTTGGTGTCAAAGTCATAGATATAGTCCGTGTTGAATTCTTCACGGGTGTAGGTCAACAACTTGTGGTTTGCCTTCTCAGCGAGGAGGAACCACGCGTTGGTGTCGGTAAGGTAATCCCATACGACCAACTGCAAGCCCAACCCGTTGATCGGGTTGACTGCCGATTCCGAATCGCCGGAACCACCGTAGTTGACCGTGGGGTTGCCACTGGAGTCGAGCAAGCGGCTGGCAGTAAACTGCGTGTCCGGGGGTACCAAGAGGTACTTAGGACGGATCGCCAGTTTCTTGCCCGCACCATCAACGAAGACCTTGCGGAAGTCGATGAGGCCGGTTTCCAGGGACGTTTTCGACAGATCCGCTTGTGACGAAGGTTCGTTGCGGAACGTGCCACCGTCTTCGCGTACATGGTTGGACGCAAACAGTTCGATGCCATCCGGGCCGGTATACGAAGACGAGAACCCGTTGTTGAAGTGATTGGCAAGGATGGTCTCTTCGGTAGCGTTGGCAGAATAGGCCAATTCAATAGCCATATCTTCCATCACTCCGTAGAGTTCGTCCCGCATCATTTCACGGGTTGCCCGCATACCAAGAGCGTAGTCCACATGAGTGAACGTGCCCTTATGCCCTTCGACCATCGAAGAGTAATTGATCGACTCGCCCTCTAGCTTAGTCTGCAAGAGTCCGACCCCACCAACTGTTTGCGTGTTTTCCTGGTACTGCGTCGATTCGCGGACGTTGAAAAGCCCGCGTCCGATCTTATCGCGCTGGTCATAGGCATGATGAATAACCATATCTATGCCGCGCAGAGTGGTAAGATTACTAAAATTACCGGTTACGCTAATTGCTGGCATTGTTAGTTACTCCCCTATACGCCCGCAGTACTACCGGTACGACGATGTGCAGCCCACTGGACGATGTAATCAGCATTATCGCCAATAGCATTCTTCGTGCCGTCAGTATTGTCAGATAACAGGATATCCATAAGGATGAACTGGTTGGTGCCAGAGGCATCCAACGTGCTCGTATCGATTTCCTGGGTGGATAGATAAGTGGTGGTGTTCAGCGTAGTAAACGTCGAATCACCGGTTTCACCGATATGAGCTTGGACTATGGTATCGCCCGCCCCATCGTCTTGCGCTTGCATGACCTGATTGGGGTCAATTGCCAGCGGGACTCTGCCCGCAGTGCCAGTAGCCGAATGTCGAATAGACACACCAACGGTATTGGTCGTATCACCAGCCGCACCGGCAACATCTACTCCACCGTCTGTAGTCTGCAATACCACATCGTTGATACCAAAAGCGGCAGCGGCGGCATCCTTGTAGAGGTGCTTCACTGCAAGCAGTGGACCCCAAGGCTTGAACCCGTATGCCCTATCTGGATTTGCCATTACGATCTATTACCCTCTCGTATATTGATGGACCCTGTACTCAGCCCACGCTCTGCCGCTCTGGCGAGGTTCCTCGCTTGAGTGGCATCTGCGCCCTTACGCACTGCGGTGTCGTAGACGTTGCGAGCATGGCTTTCCAGCTTGCGATCAAAGTCCTCTTTGCGGGCCGATAGGCTGTTGTCGTTTTTGCGCGTCTGGATGGCATCCATTCGTTCCCTCAACTGTGCCGGTGCTTTCATCAGCACCATTTCGTTTGTGCGGACGGTATCGTCCTCACTGCTGTTGTTGAGGTTCGGGACAGTGTCACCCTCTTCGCGTTTGACGAGCTCCCAACCCATATCCTTATTGCGATCCACGTTACGCGGGGCAACCCATCGGACTCCCCCACCATCGCGTGTCGCACGTTCTTTGATCACTGCCGGGACGTAGAGCGCATCGAAGGCATCATCGTCATTGACAACTTCCAGTTCCCCGGATGCCTCAATGGCGTTTTGGCTTTTATCCAACTTCTCCGGTGTCTCATCCAGTGACCCTCGCTCAAACCCTGCAATCACCCGAAACAGGTGTATCCTGCTCATATGATCGCGTAGCTTGCCCGGTTGGGCCTTACCTTCGAGGATGTGACGATGAGCGCATATAGGGCAGGTATGACCGTCCTCAGACTGAGCAGTTGCCCAATCCAATGCACGTTCGATATCCGCACTATCGTTGGTTGCCACCGACTTTTCCTTCGCCTCTTTCGCGGCGTTAGCTTGCGCTTTCACCGACGATTCCTGGGGTTGCGTTTCAGCCATTAGCCCTGCTCCTTGATCATTGCATTAAGGTCTTGGCCGGTGGAATCACCGGCAGTATTACGCCCTAATCGTTCGAGCGTCTTCATGTCGTTTTTTTCGACTAGACCTCGCAAAGATCGAAAGCGGGTGGCGGCATCGCGCAACTGCCCCTGCTCTGCTTCCCGTGCTTGGTTGCTGTTGCCGTTTTGCCCCGGTGCAACGGGAGTATTGCTACCCACCGTACGCCGTTGCGAATACGGCTTTACTTGCCCACCCTTAATCTCATCCATGACGATCTTAGACATCAGTAGGTCCATATTGGCCGGGTTCTCTGCCCACTGCGGCTGGGACTGCAAAGCACTTGCCACCTTGCCTGTAATCCGTTCCGCGTCTTCCGGGCCGATCATACCCTTGCCCACCATATCTTGAACTTGGTTAGATACGTGAAACGTACTCTGGATAGAGCCCGTCTGTTTGTTCACGTAATCTTTTACCTCGCTCATTATCTCGTCTTTGGACGCTACGCCTTGCTTGCCGATCTTGTGGTTGAAATGTCGGTCAAGCATTTCGTATACCTTGCCGCCGGTCTCGTCATCAC